GTCACTATCCGGTAAGAATTCACCACCTCCAGCCGAATCTGGTACATCTACTTCTGCTCGGGTAAGTTCCCATTGGCACATATAGTTTCCCGAGGCAATCCATAGGCCGACACAGGACATGATACATTTCATTTTCGCATTTTTCACAATAATATTTTGAATAGGTGTTTCCGGTGAATCTCCATTGATATTGAATGTAGCTCCATCCTTGGCTTGGAGTTTAGTCTTCCATACATTATCACGGCACGCTACTTTCAATCGCATCGTAGGCGCATACTTGCCATCGGGTTCGCCAGTAGCCTTATCCTTAGAAACCTTTACAATGGGACCGAACTTAGAATTAATAATTTCAGTGTTAATTTTATTCTTAGGCATCTTAAACCAGGAAGTTCCATTTTCTACTCCAGCCTCTACAAGGCGTTCCTCTACCTCCAACATCTTATCATGAAATGTCTTGAGAGCCGAATTTTCATTCATACCTTTAAAAGAGATTTCACAACTATATTTAGGGAATGGACCTTCATTGTAGCAACTGAGATCCCATGGAACTTCCATCCAAGGTGTTTGGATATTGAAACGACCCCCACCATAATTGACATATACTAGTTTGGCACCATTATCCAAAACTTTAGGTTGGGAAATTTTAATTTGAGAAACATCGATATTCTTTCCTTTTACGATAGACATGATTATAGACTGAACGGAATGGGAAGTGTATTGGTAATGCTATATATGTTTTATATATTTTTCAAATCAATTTTATTGATATATTAATATTAATATATTAAATTTGAATATTTGTATATTTAAATAAATACATAATAATAGAATAATATGACGACCAAACGCATATCTATGATGCTTAGCAAAGAAGAATACATGGCACTTAAAATTAATAAAAAACTAATATATGTGGCCGATATAAAAAAGACATTAATTTCATTTAATAAAAGTCCACATGGTAAGAAGGCCGAATTACTGCTCAAGTTGGATGATATTTATAAACCAGTATCGGATGATATAGTGTCGGATGTTATATTATCGGATGTTGAATATCGCGGCCCTTCATTTGACAATGTGGCAAATATAACCAATACGGAAGATTTCTATACATTTCAAAATATGGCGGAAATATCGCCAGACTATATATTTACATATAAGACAGACGATGAATTTATATATGGTTTCGATATCAGATCATTTCATAAATTAATAGAAAAAACGAATTTTAATCCGTATAATCGTGAAAAGATAAGCCGCGATGTAATTGACCGTATGAACAATAGGTTGAACCAAATGAAATATATGAAACTGGAACTTGAATTAGAAGAAGATATTCTGACACCTGAACAAAAATTTAATGCTAAAGTGTTAGATATTTTCCAAAAAATGGATGATCTAAATACTATTGCTGGCGGCACCAATATTCATTGGTTTACCGATTTATCATTTAATAGCCTAAAAATATTATATAGTGTATTAGAAGATATATGGAATTATCGTGCTGAATTATCACGTGCAAAGAAACTGGCGATAGTTCCTACCAACAATTGTTTCACTAATAATATGTCGGTAATTCAAACCCTAACATGGTCTACTAAAAACAATAGATGGCTTCAACATACATTATTAGATGAAATCGATAAATTAGTATCATCTGCGACAGATGTTACTAACCGAAGTACTGGATGTTATTATGTTTTAATTGCATTCACCGAAGTTAATCCTCTAATGGCGTCCGAAATGCCGTGGCTGAGCCAGTAGCTACTTCTTACTCGCGGCATCACCGCTTACTCAGCGGCATCACCGCTTACTCAGCGGCCATTCATATTAATCATCGAAATCCCCCCAATTATCAATCCAACTCCAGCCAACATTCGTAAATTAACGTGCTCGTCAAAAAATAAATATCCTATAACCATTGTTAATGTGATAACTATAGATTGGGTGTGTGGTAGTATATAGGAAACATCCTTCATTTTTATTAGGTATAGTAATAACAGTGATGCCATAATCGATGTTATTGCTCCGAGTGTCATTACTATATAATCACAATAATTGAGTGATTTATAGGATGCGAATTGAATTCGTGTCTTATCAAACAATAATATATAAATGATTGTTACCATCATAACTACGAATATTATACTACCATTTAGTAGAATATATTCATATGGATTAAGTTTTTTCATTAATATTTTTTTTAGGAATGGATTAAATGTCCAGCATAATATAAGTAATATTAATAGAATGTATAACATATATTAATGATAGATAATATATATCATCATCCAGATGATTAATCCTTCCTATTCATGCTTCCCGAATAAATATATGGAATATGTAGTATGGCATCATCTAATAGAAATTTACGTTTCAATGGTACCCATAACACCGTCTTAATTTCTGCTGGAGATTTGTCTGAAAACATAATTGAACAACTATCAATTGCCGAATTATTAGAGGAATTAACAGAGATATATGGCACAATTCTACATTTGAAATGAATGGTGCTGAGAAATGCGGCCACATGGCGACAATTATATTTACTTGATAAATCTATATCCAGATGTATATCCATCGCGATATAATCTATATGTTAATATCTATTATTTTATTAAATGGATAATGAATTAGATTTAGTATTTAGGAATTGGGAAATTGTAGAAATAAAGCCAAATGTGGATATGATTTATATCTGGATGTGTTATCATATGTATTGTATAATCGTAATTAATCAACTACTAATTCATATATTTCCAAGTTTGTATTTTGTTTCGCATCTAATCACGGTATGAATAAATTTGATAAATAAAATCATTTAAAGTTAAGACATCATATATAATCATAACCATGCCTCCTTCCATTAAAAAACAAAAGTCTTCTTCCGCTAAATCTACACCGCCATCAACGCCCAAGAAAACCTCAGCTAAGACAGCAACAGTAGCTAAGGCTAAAACTGCGGCACCAGCAACTAAAACTGCGGCACCAGCAGCGCCAGCTGCACCAGCAGCTACTACCGAAACCAAGGTTGCGACCCCTGTCGTACCTACTACATATAGCGACATTGAATCGCAATTCGCAGCCATCGCAACCCGCCTTGGTGAGCTTAGAACTCTTGAATCATCTATCCTCGCAGATGTAAGAAAGCTCCAAAAGAACACCTCAAAATACATTAAAGATATTAATCGCAAGACTAAACGAAAACGTGGAACAACGGTTGATGGTGAACAAAAGAAACGCGCACCAAGTGGTTTCGCCAAGCCAGCTTTGATTTCTCCTGAACTCTGTTCTTTCCTTGGCAAGCCAAAGGGAACCGAAATGGCTCGCACCGAGGTCACTAAATTTCTTACCACATACATTAAGGAACATGAACTCCAGGATCCTTCCAATCGCCGCAAAATTCTCCCAGATAAGAAACTCCACACACTTCTTAACACCAAAAAGAGTGATGAGGTCACCTATTTTAATCTCCAGAAATACATGAAGGTCCATTTCCCAGCATCGGTTAAAGCCGCAGCAGAAAAGGCAGCCGCAGCAGCAGCAGCCGCAGCCACCGCATCGGCATAATCATTTAAATTTTAAATTTTATATCTTTTTTTTATTATAATTTTATTTTATAAATGATTTATATTTATAAAATAAATTAGTATCCAAAAACGGGAATTCTTCTATGTTTTGTGGATATAATATTACTCCTTTATTTAGCCGCTATATAAAATAGCGAAATTATGCCAAATTCGATTCAGCAATCTATATTTCATAGCATTTAATATTTAATTATAATACCAATAATCATTTTTTTGTATTATAATCCATTTATGAAATGAAATGAATATAATTCAAATCCCCGATTAAAACTATTTATAAATCACAATATTCTGAAAAAAATTTCTGCTGTGCCAGGCTCTCTCCCTCTCTAAAAAAATAATATTTTCGGCCATAAAAAGTCTTTTTGTCATATTTCTCTTATCAAACTGCCAAATATCGAATTATTATTAGGTATTGATTTGTTATTAGGATACATTCCTAAAAAAAGTCCTACAAAAGTCATAGAAAAGTCATATAAAAGTCATAGAAAAGTCATAGAAAAGTCATAAAAAAATACACATTTAAGAATAAAAATAATATAGTATATTATAAATGCCTACATATTCGTGTATTTGTTGTAATTATTCTACAAAATATAAATCTGACTTTAATAAACATACCAAAACAAAGAAACATCGTGTCAATGAAGAAATCTCATTGGAAAAGGATAACGAATTGACACCAATGAACACAAATGAACACAAAAAGAACACAAATGAACACAAAAAGAACACAAATGAACACAAAAAAAACACAAATGAACATATTTGTGAGTTTTGTAATATTTCATTTAATACATTACCTAGTAAACGTAGACATGAATTACACTTTTGTAAAGAAAATCCGGATACAATCCCAAATGTATTACAGTATAAAGATAATAAAATTAATGAATTGGAAAAACAAATAGAAAAAAAAAAAAAGGAAATGGAAAAACAAATAGAAAAACAAAAACGCGAAATGGAAAAAGAAAAAAAGGACATGATGAAACAAATAGAATTGTTATTAACGAAAGTGGGAACTACCAATAATACAACTATTAATACTACTAATAATATCCAATTGAATAATTATGGTTCCGAGGATCTGAGTCATATAACCGATACATTGAAAACTAAATTAATTAAAATACCTTTTGTGGCAATACAGAAACTCATCGAAAAGATTCATTTCAATGAAGAGAAACCAGAAAATACCAATATTATGATAACTAATAAACGTGATAACAAAATCAGTATCTTCGAAAATGGTAAGTGGGTTTATAAGAACAAAAAACGGACCCTTAAAAATATCATCGACGATAAATATTATATCCTTGAAGATTATTACGGTGTAATTCCAGACGGCCAATTAACGACATTCAATCATAATATATATAAGAACTTCAGAAAAAAATATGAAAATGATGACCGAGACACGGCGAATAAAATGTATGAAGATGCCGAAATCGTTATATTGAATAACCAGGAGGTATAAAATTTAAATATTATTCTACGGAGATGATAGGAATACTAATTCCATTAACTCTTCCTTATGCTTTTTAAAATATTCTTTTCCTTTTTTATCGGTTCTTACTTTAAACCCGCACTTTAAATACATAGATTTAGCAATAGGGTTATCAGTTGATAATAATATTGATTTTACATTATAATTTTGTTTTATATAATTTATTATATATTTAAAGCTTTTTGTACCTATCCCTTTATTTTGAAACTTTTCATCTATCATAAATCTATGAATATATATGGGTTTCATAATTTCTGTTATCATTAAAAATCCTACTAATTTATCATTATAATAAATAGCCTTACATTCACCTTTATATTTGTGATAAATAAATTCTAATAAAGAATAATGATTTTTTTCAATAAATTTTTCATTTAATTTTCCTGGATATAATTCACATACTTTGCGATAATTATTTTTATTTATCACTCTCAGTTTTATTTCCATTACACTATATATTAAAATAAAGAAAAAATGATTTGTAAAATTTAAAAATTTATTTTTTGAAAAATTTAGCACGATTTTTATTATTATATTTTCCAACACATTCGCCCAGAGCACCGTTATCTAATTTTTCATAAATATCCCTATCTTCATCATCGGTGACAAAATATATTACTCCTTTGATTGTTTTTTCTATAAAGTCAACTTCCACCTCCTCCTCCTCCTCCTCATCTTCATCGACAACGGCCTCTTCATTGGCCTTTTCATCGGCCACTTCATCATCATCGACAACGGCCTCATCATCGACAACGGTTACTTCATCGACAACGACCTCTTTATCGTCATCGACAACGGCCTCTTCATCGTCATCGGCACCAATTTCCACATTAATTTCTTCTGTTGCGATGGGAACACCATTTTCATTTGCGATGGCAATAGCCCGTGCCTTTTGAACCGATTGCTTTATTTTACTGTTTAAAAATAAGATCTCACTATCTTTATCCATTAGTTGTTTATTAAGACTTTTAATGATAGAGACCTTCTTAAAATCGGTTAGTTCGATTTTAAGTTCATCGTATTGCTCCTCAAGACCCGTACATTTAGTTTCTAACTGATGTATAGTAGCTTCATGACTTTTTAATGTAGTTTCAAGAACTGTAATCCGATTATTGAAAAAATCAAATATATCATCTAACCCATTACTAAACGACTTAGAAAACTTTTTTTTCATAGCGGTGGCCATAATATTAATAAAATATAGTGTCTAATTCTTAAATATAAATTCAAATTTATTTATTCATTTACATTATCAGCGTCAGCGTCAGCGTCAGCATCGGTTTCTTTGTCAGCATCGGTTTCGGCAAATGGATGCTTAACAATCACAACACCATCTTTAATAGTTTCACATTTGTAGTTACTATATCCTAAATCACACGATTCTTTTTCCAATACCCCCTTCTCAGAGTTCTTATACATGTCAGAAAAGAAATAGTAGAACAATCCACCACGCATTAAACCGAATAATACATTGAATATAACACCCTGTAGTTCGATTTCACAATTAATCGCCATACGACTCCATATAGTTATGATTACCATAAATGTCAAGAAATTGAATTTAAACCAATCCATTTTATTTTTCATCCACATATCGGAGAAGAAGAATGCGGCGATGAATGTAATTATTTCTATATGTGTATTGTTGAGAAAGGCTAGATTACCTCCCGGTTTGGCAGAACCAAACATCGCACACGCATCATTATACACAGTCTTGGTATATTTTTTATAGATGTAACCGAATATATCGTTCAATATCAATCCTAATAGCAGCACACCTGACCTTAAATCCTTATATAAAGTTAGTGAGAAATAGGTGAAAAAATATAGCCCAAGTGGAACAGTTCTCACGAATGTATGTAGAAGTCCCTTAAATATTTCCAATCCGGAAAATACACCACTCATTATTACAATTAACAAATAAAATAATATATCCCTATATGATATCATGAATATAATTAGAAAGCATTTCAACGAATCGGTTGAATCGTATATAGTAGTCAATAATTTTGAGTCAACCACCGAAAAATATTGTATGCGTATGGATGATAAGAATGAGCGAATCTATAATATTATGCTTACTAAAGTTGAAAAGGCAAATAAAACTCTAGGAAATAGCGTGCTATGTGTAAATATTGAGGTACCATTACCTCCCAGACCTACCAATAGAGACCGCCTATTATTATGGCGAAAACGCAATATTGCGAAGCCCGTTATAGAGCAAAGTGCCGCGATTTTGTTTCTAGTAACTAATGGCTATAAACTAAATCAAGATTATGAAGCATACCAGGCTATTGATTTAGCTAAAGAAATAAAGAAAAATGAAGGAATTGTAGAATTACCTATTACTACCGATTTTGACAATGTGTATACTCATAAAGATAATAATATATTAAGAAGGCGTTCTTTCATCCATATGAATAGGCGCGTTGAAACCCATGGAGCTATCCTCACCGAAACTCATGGCAGCGAGCCGCAGACGCCGAAACCGTGCGCACCGAGCGAACATCAGCTTCTGAAACCTAGCGCACCACCATTAACACACAATATCATTTATCCATCGTTGGATTCTAAACATGGAGCAGCGGAAGTATAATTTGTAAATGTAATGTCATTTTCTTCCAAACAATATGTCAATATTTCCCATATATTTTTTATAGGCCGTATTTCGATACCAACCAGTATTTCAGGTTTAGTGTTTCTAATGATATCAATATCCTGTTGGTTTTGAAGTGGGTATAACAACAATTTAACGCCGGCCATCCGCCCACCTTCTATTTTGTTATCTAATCCGCCAATCATATGAATACTACCATTTAGATCTATTTCTCCCGTTAATGCGACTGTGTTTTTTACAGGTATGCCACAGAGCAATGATACAATGGCTAGTGTTATGGCACCTCCGGCAGATGGGCCATCTTTAGGCGTAGCAGCCTCGGGAAAATGTACATGAATTCCCCAGTTACATTTTTTGAGTAATTTAGTTTTCAAGGCATCGGGCAAAATATTCCAAGCTATAGTTTTCGCACACTTGACACTTTCCTGCATTACATCGCCCTGTTTTCCAGTCATCATTAGACTTAATTTCGCATCACTCGGAGTCTTAAAAGTTTCGATGATAGTAATTCCACCATTACCTGCCGTTGTTGCATAGAGACCATTCACCAATCCGATTTGCCCTCTGTCGGAAATTTTCGTCATTATTATTTTCGGTTTATCGGAAAATATTTCATTCACCAGATCAATAGATACCGCAATTGGTAGTGTATATTTTTCGACATCTATAAAACACTGTAAATTTATTTCACGAATGATTTCAAATAATTTCTGTTTAAACCGCCGAATACCAGCCTCAAATGTGTAGCTATCAATAATGTATTCCAACACATCGTCAGCAAATGTTATCGATTTCGGCGAAAATCCCACCGTCTCAAGAAATTCTGGCAATATATAGTTATTAGCAATATAGATTTTGTCCTTCCGCGACAAATTATTAAATTTAACACGATGGATTCGGTCAGCCAATATGGAATCTATACTACTTGCGTCATTATATGAAAATATGAACAATACTTTGGACAAGTCTATCTTAACACCAGAGAAATATTTGTCATAGAATTCGTCGTTTTGCGAAGAGTCGGTCAAATGCGTTAGGATCCCAATGATTTCACGTCCATTTTCCGTTTTACTTATTTTATCCAATTCATCGATATAAATAATAGGATTCATACACTCTGTATCTCGCAACACATCTACTATTTTACCCCATGTAGAACCAACATATGTATAACCATGCCCTTCAAATGTTGCGCCATTCGATGATCCACCGATGGGAATAAAGGCGAATGGTCGCGTTTTTCCATCAACATCAACCAGACATTGTGCGATACCTTTCTTTGCCAACGAAGTCTTACCTGTCCCTGGCGGCCCCTCAAATCCAAAACAATAGCCCTTCATTTCCCCATTAATCCATTGGGCAATTATGCGTTTTATTTCATTCTTGGCTTCGTTTTGACTATAGACGGCCGCATCGAGTATATCTCCAACATCGGTAATATATTTCTGGGTATCTAGTTTGTATTGATGCCATTTGGCTCGAATAGCGGTATAACTATTAATAATTGTCATGGGATATTTTGAAAACACATAGTTACTAACACTTCCTATTTTTTCATGTATTAAATTGACCATAGTCGGTTTCTTGGTTTTTTCGGTAAAACTTATTCGACTATTGATATCTAGTTCCAAATTCATTTTATGGGCAATTTCATATAATTGCTTTAATTTAAAAGAACTAGATAACTTTGTCTTATCGTGGATTGTGTTGAAACTGTTGGGTGCCATAAATGTATCGGTATTTTTTAGATAATTATCAATATCTCGAGATTTGATATCCAGTGATGCGTCCATATTTATGCCACTTGTCTTGATAAACGCCACCAATTCAACCTTGTAATTATCCAGAAACGCCAGAATATATTCCTTGGTATAGTTGCCAAAGGGGATTTTCAATATGCCATCTAGATATTGTTGAGCTTTCGTTGTATTATCATTGCCCTTATTCAATACCTCCTTATATTTATCCATCGCCTTATTTTTAACCGAATCACTGGTTTTCATTAAGGCGATGCGTTTTTCATAAGGGATATCGTCTGATTTAAAATTAACCAAGGATTTATTATAGACCTCCACCCTTTTTATGGCAATTTTAAATAATTTCTGGATACTCCAATGGAGACTATTATAGACCTGTTCAGCCAATGGCTGGGGTTTCAATAAATAGGATTCATTGCTAATCATATCATACATTAGATATGCTAGATATTGGGTTTCTATATCGTCTTTCATTAATAAAAATAGTGTAAGGAAATCGCGCTGACCTTCAATAGGCATATTTAGAAAATCTTTTACTAGGGAAGAGAT